ATCCCGGTTAGGTCACGAACTGAGACTCGAGGCAACAGTCAGCACGTTGTCAGGCTCGAGGCCCGCATGGATCACGTCGGGTTCGTCGCCGAACCGGCCTATGACGGTGCACGCGTGCTCGCTGTCCGACATTTCGACCCCGACGACGCCGAAATAGCGCCGAGGTTGTCGCGATGGCGTGGGGCATTCGCCTAGCTGCCGGCGTCGGCTGCTAATGTCGCCCTATAACCCACGTTGCGCCGCCTACTGCGCCGCCTGTTAGCTACGGGCACCCGGTGAGCACCCGACACTCCACCACTTAGAAAGGCGCACCCGTGCGTTTGCTTGACCAGCTCGTCACCGAACGAGCAGAACTTTCCGAAACTGTTGACGGCCTACTGACTCGCGCAGCTGACGAAGCCCGCGATTTGTCCGACACCGAAGATCGCAACCTGTCCGACCTTAAAGCCCGTGCCGATGCACTCGATGAGCGCATCACTGAGCTGCGGTCCGTGCAGGTCAGCAACCTCGAGGCCGCAGCGATGCGCGCCGAGGTCGCAGCGACCGACGAACCCGAAAGCCGTGCAGCCGCCGGCATTGTGCACGTCAAAGACGAACCGCTTACCTATTCCGAAACCCGCTCCGAAAGCTTCTTTTCGGATATGTACCATTCGCAGGTTTACGGCGACCTGGAGGCAACCGATCGGCTGCGTCGCCATCGCGAAGAAATGGCAATCGAGCAGCGCGACGGCACTTCAGCCAACTACGCCGGTCTTGTTGTCCCGCAGTACCTGACGCAGCTTGCCGCCGAGCTTGCCCGTGCCGGCCGGCCGTTCGCTGACCAGTGCACAGCGCTGCCGCTCCCGGCCGACGGCCTCACCGTGAACATCTCGCGTGTGACGACCGGCTCGAGCGCTGCCGTGCAGGCCGCCGAAAACGACGCCGTGTCTGAAACCGACATTGACGACACGCTTTTGACCGTGGACGTTCGCACCATCGCCGCAGGTCAGCAGCTCAGCCGTCAGGCCATCGAGCGTGGCACCGGCGTGGACGCTCTCGTCGCGGCCGACATGATGGGCGCGATGGCGACCACCCTTGACAACCAGCTGATTAACGGCTCCGGTTCGTCTGGTCAGCTGCTCGGCTTGACAAACGTGTCAGGCGTTAATGCCGTGACCTACACCGACGCATCGCCCACCGCCGCCGAGCTTTACTCGAAGATTGTGGACGGCGTGCAGCAGGTCAATTCCAACCGCTACGCAGCGGCTGATCTGATATGTATGCACCCTCGCCGCCTCGCCTTCCTGCAGGCTGGCGTTGACGGCAGCAACCGCCCGCTGGTTGTTCCGACCCAGAACGTTCCGCAGAACGCGATGGGCATCGGGCCAGTGGCCGGCTACGGCAACACTGGCGCATCTATCGCTGGTCTGCCTGTCGTCACCGACGCGAACGTGGTCACCAACGCCGGCGCAGGCACCGATGAAGATGAGATTTACATCGTCCGCCGTGCTGACATGCTGCTGTTTGAGGACGCTGGTTCGCCGGCTCTCGTGCGGATGGATCAGACGGCCGGTCTTAATTTGGTCGTGACCATGGTCAGCTATCAGTACGCCTGTTTCATTGCGGGCCGTTACCCCGCTTCGATTTCGGTCATTTCCGGCACTGGCTTGGTTGCTCCGACCTTCTAAGGTCATTGCTCGCTGGGCGGGTCAGGTGCCAGTCCTTGGCCCGCCCAGCACCCCCAACCCCTCGAGGTATCAAAATGTCTGAAACTCTGTGGGCGAAGCAGTCGCCTAGCCGTGTCCACAAGCCCGCTGAGGCTGTTAAGGCGCAGCCCGTCAAGAAAGCCGCCAAGAAGGCCAAAAAGGCCTGAGAATGGCGTATACGACGCTTTCTGTGCTCAAGGATTACCTTGGCATTCCTGACGGCACCAGCTCCGAAGATACGCCGCTCACAGCAGCGATTAACGCAGCCCAGGATTTGGTGGACGGCTACACAAACACGACGTTTGAGACGGTGACCGAGGCCCGCGTGTACCGGGCCGATGATCCCGCCGTGCTGCTCGTTGACCAGTTCCACAGCTTGACCGGTTTGGTAGTCAAAACTGACTCGAGCAACGACGGCACCTATGACACGACGCTGACAGTGACAACCGACTACGTTGTGCAGCCGTTCAATGAACCGCCGTTCACGTCGCTGCTTAACGTGTCGGGCGACTGGCCACGCTACGACTCTGGCCGGCCTGCCGTCCAGGTCACAGCCGCTTACGGCGACCAAAACAGCGGCGCTGTGCCCTACGCCGTGCAACAGGCCGCACTAATCCTTGCAGCCCGCCTGTACCAGCGCAAAGCGTCGCCGCTCGGCATCATGACCGGCTTCGCAGACTACGGCATTGCACGCATCAGCAAACAAGACCCAGACGTAGCTGCGCTGCTCCAACAATACAAACAACTAGCGACGGCCTAATGGCTGATTACACAGCGATACGCGACGGCCTCGCAACCCGCCTCAGCACCGTTTCCACGTTTCTGACTGTGCACGCCACAGTACCAAACCGGATTGTCGCGCCGGCTGCTGTGGTCGTTCCTGGCCGGCCTGTCGCCACGTACCACGACAGCATGATCGGCAGCGGCGGCAGCCTCACCGTTTTTAACTTTGACATCGTTTGTGCCGTTCAATCTATGGCCGCCGAGTTTTCGCAAGATACGCTAGATGACCTGATTAGCGGCAGCGGCAGCGTGCCGGCAGCGATCGAGGCAGACCCGACGCTGGGCGGCGCAGCGACCACGTGCCAGGTTCGCCAAGCAGTCGATTACGGCGTGATAGCCTTTGCTGACACCGAGTTTATTGGTGCCCGTTTCAGCGTGGAGGCCTACGCCAGATGACCAGCTACACCGTCGCATCTCACAGGCTCGCCGGCTTTGAGCACGGCGACATTGTGACCGCCGACGATCTCGAGCCGGGCGCAAACGTGCCCGCACTACTCGCCGCTGGCCATTTGGCCGAAGCGAAACCGAAAAACAGCCGCAAGGCCGACACCGAAAAGGAGGCCTAGCACATGGCCGTTTTTCTTTCTAATGACAACCAGGTCACCGTAGGCGGCGTGGATCTAACCGACCACGTAGTCAGCGTCTCCTGGACTGAAACAGCCGCCGAGCTGGACACCACCACGATGGGAAGCGGAAACGTCACCCGGATCGCTGGGCTAAAGGACGGCAGCGTCTCAATCGAGTTCCTGCAAGATTTCGCCGCTACAGAGACCTATATCACCCTATACGGCCTGCTGGGCACTCTCGCTGTTGTCACTGTCACGCCGACCTCGGCCAGCGTTTCGGCAACAAACCCGAAGCACAGCGCCAGCGCCCTCGTTACCGAGGTTCCCGTGCTTGACGGTGCTGTAGCCGACCTTGCAACCATCAGCGTTACCTGGCCGCTGTCCGGCGCAGTCACCGTTTTGACTAGCTAATAGAAAGTAAACCTAATGTCGCTTGACCTGTCGATTTCGACAAGGCTGGAAGGCGAAAGCGAACCCGTCGTGAGCAAACCCAGCATGGGCACTGTTCTACGCATGGAATTGTTTTTTAAGCTTGACAGCGGTATCGAAGCACTTCAGAAAATGAAACTTGAGCACCTCACGTGGCTGGCGTGGGAATCGAGACGCGCCGCCGGCTTGACTGTTCCCACGTGGGCCAAGTTTTCGCAAACGCTTGAAGATATGGATTTTGAGCAGGATGATGCCCCTTTAGCCGAAGGGGAGCCGCCTACCAGCTTGCAGAGTTAGCCCTAGCGACAGGGCAACCCGTCAGCGAGCTTGAGGCCGCTTCTCCGAGGATTCTGAGAGCGTTTCGGGCAATCCTGAAAGAACAAGCCCGAGAGCGTGAGAAAGCCGCCAGGAGGCGCTAATGCAGGCCGCAATTCAGATTGAGGGCGGCGCAACGCTACGGCGAGCGTTTCGCGACGCCGACGACGGCATCAGCGATCTAAAAGATTTGCATCGTGGTCTAGCCGATGACGTGGCCGGCACAGCCAAAACGCTGGTGCCGGTTCGGTCTGGCCGTTTGCAGCGTTCCATTAGAGCGTCAGGAACTCAAACCGCTGCTCGAGTCAAAGCCGGCAACAACAGGAAAAGCGGCGCTACTGCTGTCCCGTATGGCCCGCCTATTCATTTCGGTTGGTCAGCTCGAGGCATCAAACCGCAGCCGTTCCTTTACGAAGCGTTAGACGACCGACGCCAGGAAGTCATTGACGCTTACAACGCAGAAGTGCGCCGCCTAATCCGGCGCGTGTTCTAGGCTTGCAAGCATGGCAGCCCCCACGAGCGTTATCTCGGTCGCGATTCTGGGCGACTCCAAAAAGTTTCGCAACGCTCTCGGCAAAGCGGAAAGCAAACTAAAAACGTTTTCGCGTGCTGCCGGTTTGGCGTTTGCTGGCGTAGCGATCGCCGGCGCAAAAATGGCGATCGATATCGGGCGCGACATTCAGACGATGGAAGCCAACATCGTGGCTGGCACAGGCGCATCAGGCGCAGCTCTTGACGGCCTTATCGACTCGGCCCGCAACGTTGCCACTCAAGTACCCGGATCGTTTGACGTAGTGTCACAGGCGCTTGCTGACGTCAACACCAATTTTGTGCAC